TGCGGCCTACGGCGCAACGGGTTCGGACAGTATGGATGAACTGCCGGAAAATGTGGCCTGGGGCGCGGCTTTCGGCGCCGCATTGCCGTTTGGAATTCACGGCATTGGGAGAAGTGCCAAGGGTCTGAGACGTGTCTTTACTTCTACTCCCCCGGCGGTTAAAACTGCTGCTAAGTTAGAAAAGGATATTGCCCAAAATACCGGTAATAAGCAATACGCAAAAGATGTGTTTGATAAGGCATTACAAGATGCGGAACGTGGAGGCAAAAGTATTATTGAAGTTGCGGAAGCGCCGATAGTGGATGTTGCACAGGGAATAAGGCAAAAAACACCGCGGGCAGGATATGCTTTACAATCAACGCTTGAAGCGGCGAAAGAAAGACAGCCGCAGGAACTGAGAAGTTTTATTGACAATGTACTCGGTTCACAGACACGAGGTGCCAGTATTGCCGAAGTAGCTGATAGAGCGCAACGAGAAGCAGCTCCTATATATAAGCGGCTTGAGAATTTGGGAGATTTGGAAATTTATGAGATAGCTGGAAAACTGAAAAAAATGCCGATGGCAGAGCGAGAGTTTTTGGGGGAAATATCTCCGGAAAAAGCGGCACAAATTCTTCAGGAAAAGGCAAAAAAGATAAACATGGGATTATATTTGGACGGAAAAGACGGGATTGAACACTTTGTGAAAGACAGCCAGCGCCGGGGCATGGCCAATACGTTAGCCGATACTTTCATGGATGCGGATATTTCTGCCAAAGGTTTTTCTCCTGAGGGTATACCTACAAATTATTTCATGAAAAAATATCTTTGGGATGTAAATAAAAACAAGCCGATTTATGATTTGGTTATGCAGAGAAAAGCAGGAGAAATTTTTAATAAATTTCCTAAAACGGATGTGAGAGGGGTAGCTAAAAACTTTAAAGCGCCACTTGACAACTTATCTGTCAAGGACCCCTTCCTTTCTGATATGGGGATAAGTCCCTCAGGAGGAAGTAATAATAGTTTATCAAAAATAGGCTCTCTTGTCAATGATAATTCGGTTTTGGCAAATGCGGTTTCCCGTGTGAAAAAAGCTCATAGCTCATTAAAGGATTTGCCGGATACTGATTTTAGAGTTATCAACGAAGCGCGTCTCGCCCTGAGTGAACAATCAAAATCTTATAGCGATTTTTCCGGTTACGAGGCTCGTTCGGTCTTGAAAGAACTTGATCCTGTGCTTGATGAAATTGTTCCAGATTATAAATTAGCGCGTGGTATATATTCAGATGCGCACAAATTTGAGGATGCTGCCGGAATGAGTAAAGACGTTTTTACAAACTCAAAAAATCCGAGTGATTTTGCTGCCGATGTTGCAAAACTCGGACAGCATGAGAAAGCTGCTTTAGCTATTGGTTTAAGGGATGACTTGCTTGGCAGAATAGGCTCAAGAGAAAATGAGGCGCTTGGTTTTAAGGCAATTATGCCGCAAAATGTTCAAGACAAAATGCGTATTGCTCTTGGTAACGATAAGGCTAATGCTGTTATTGATAAGGCCAAACAGGCAATTCGGCTAAACCAAAACTATAACCAATTGCTTAAAGGGTCACAGACAGCCGAAAAACAAACATTGCGCGATAAGTCTAATATGGTAATGAGGATTCTTAAAAACCCGACCGGTATTATCGGAGAAGTTGTGGCGCCGGTTGAAAGGTATTTTACGGACAGAAACAATGTTAAACTTGCTGACTTGTTGACGAACCCGAATGTAACAGAGCTCAGAAAAGGACTAAATGCTTATCGTTCTCTTGGTTCACCGATAAATATCAATCCTTTGTTGTCGGCAGGTTTGTCATCGGCAGCGTATAACAATTTGAGAAACAGATAAGGCACCGGAGGCGGTGCCTTTTTCTTATGAGAGGAAAGAATATGGCGGTAACAAATATTGTTTACCCTTATGTTTTTGAGGGCGGAGAAAAAGCGGTGGCCTCGGAGGTCAACGCCGATTTTGATCAGGTGAAAATTTTTGCCAACTCGGTTATTACTGAGATAAACGCAATCAATCAGGCAATTGCGGATTTGGAAGAAAAACCGACACGGGAAATGTTTGACATTTATTTTTCCATAAAAGGGGAAACGCCGACCGGGGCGTATCCGTTGTGGACGGGCGAAACGATTACCAACTGCAAAATCCTTTATCCGGATTTTTGGAACGAACTTAATCGGTTGGCTGGGATTAACGCCGTGCCGACGGTGGAAAGTAACGCGGCTTTTAACGATATAGTGGAAGAATACGGCGAATGCCCGTGTTTTTATATCGATACGCTGAACGGCCATGTTCGATTGCCGAAAATTATCCGTTTTATCAGTTCGATCAGTCAGCTTTCAGAACTTGGAACGGTTTATAACGACCAGATAAAAAGCCATACGCATGGGCTTCCGGGGGCAAATTCGGCCTGTGCCGGCGGCGGAAGGCTGCTTTATGTGTACGGGGCAAGCGATTCGCCAGCACAAGCCAATTACCGCAAGTCTTCGGTGAGCGGAAGCAATGAGGGCTACCCGAAACATGTTCGTTTGCCTTTATATATTCAGGTGGTTAACAATACGGCGGAAATCTCCCGTTTTGATGTCGATGCGCTGAAAAAAGAGCTGGAAAAAGCGCTGGCTGATTTGCAGGATGCTTATAACGGATATATCGCGGGGTTGGAAGATGCTTTTGAGAAAGCCAAGGCTAACCTGGCCGAGGCGGCAGAACTCTACAAATACGCAAATGTCAATGTACCGGTCGCCTCTTTTGTTCAAGATGCAACTTATGATGAATATCCGTATAAGGCGGATATTGTTCTGCCGGAAATAGGGGATTCTTTGGTACCGACGGTAATATTTTCGTTGGCGGATTCGGAAAGTGGCAATTTTGCACCGGTGGCGGAGAGCGGTGCCGGTTATGTGCGGATCTGGGCAAAAGAAAAGCCGGAAGAAGCCGTTGTTATTCCGACGATTTTGTGTCAATGAGGGAGTTTTTAGCTATGCTGGGAAAAACAAACAGCAATATGGGCGGCAAGGCAGTAGCTGCCGCGTACGTTTTTGAGAACAGTACGCAAGACAGAGAGTTTCCTCTGAATGCGCTGACGTCTGACAAGGTGCAGACGTATCAAGATGACGAAAGTCTTAAAACCTGGCTGGAGACGCCGACCGAAGATCCGGCTTATATGGTTCTTGCCGCTGACAATATCAATGCTTTTGACAAAAACGTCGAAACTTATACCGGCAATTATAAAATCGTCTGGAAATTCCCGACGGCGGTTAAAGCCCGGAGTTTTAAGACCAAAGTGACAAACGGATACGACAACTGGCGTCTGTACGGCAGCAACAATCCGTTGTCGGTTTACAATGCCTGGACCGGGCGCGAGTATTCCGACGAAACGGGAGAACTGTTGATAAATACGGCGGAGCGCTATCAGGTTTTAAGCGAAGTGACGCTTTCACCAAAGCAGCCGTATCAATATTATATCCTGACCGGTGCCGAAAACGGATCGTGCGACCTGTATGAAGCTTCGCTTCTGGCAACGTCGGGAACGGTTTCCTGTTCACTTGCCGAAGGAAACATGACGCCAACGATAAGAGTTTATTTGGAAGACTACATGCAGCTGATTACGCAGCCCTTTTATCACAAAAGCAAAACGTTCGGTGAGCAAACGCTTGTGATGAAGCCTTATGAGGAAGGTGGCAATCTGATCAATTATACGGACGACGGTTCGGCGGTTGATCTTAAAATGTATTTGTTGACCGGTACTGACAAGCCGGCGCTTTATCTGCTGTCGCCGGATGATACGTTCGAACGGCCGGAAGGCTATGCGGATATGACTGAAGTAGCGGATTTGAGTTTGCCGGCGCATATTTATAAAAACGCAAACGGCGAATGGGTGATGGGAAAAACGGATTGATGTTGAGGTTTTGGATGGTTTGATCCGCAAATATGCCGATGATTTGCCGGATAAAAGTTTCAAAAACATGCTCGGCGACATCAAAATAAAAGCTGATACACCGGCGCAGCTGATGGAGTATTTCAAAAAATACGGGGAGAATTGAAAATGTCAAAAGAGGAAATTAACTTAATGCGCGAAGCTATGCACAAAGGCGTTAAAATGCTTATTGAGGAGATGGAGAAATACGCCCGGGAGAATAAAAACATAAGCTGGGAAGCGATGATGAACATGTCCGACATATTAAAGGACATGAGCAAGGTCGAGAAAAATCTTGCCGAGGCAAATTATTATGACAGGAAAGTTTAAGACGACAGCCCGCAGAAATGCGGGCTTTTTTAATGGAGAAAAAAAGACTATGGACTACGGACTGTTTACCGGCGTTTCTGCGTTGATCGGGGTATTGTGCAATTTTATTCGGATCGGCGAGTGGAAAGCCCGGATTGAAACGAGAATGACGCATATTGAGGGAGATTTAAGAAAAACGGATGCGAAGATTGACGAACTCAACAAATCCGTCAACCGGTTAAATGAGCTTTTGGCGGTTTTGACGGAAAGGTTGGAAAGCAAACGGAGAAAAAGGAAAGATGACTGATTATGATTTTGAAATTATGGCCAAAACCATCTACGGCGAGGCCAGAGGAGAAACGCGGGAAGGGCAGATTGCCGTTGCCTGCGTTATTTTTAACCGTTTTAGGTCGGGAAAATGGTTTGCGGCGAAAACGTTGGCCGGCGTTTGCTTAAAACCGCTTCAATTCAGCTGTTGGAACAAATCCGACCCCAACAGTCAGATTTTGGCAAATTTGCCGTATTCGGCTTATAGCCGGTATTTTGACGTGATTAAGGAAGCGGAGAAGGGCGACATCACGGGCGGCGCAACCCATTATTGCACCTATGCCGCGTTGCCGCACACCAAGTGGGCAGAAGGAAAAGAGCCGTGTTTTGAGTGTGGTAACCATGTATTTTTTAAGGATATAGACTGATGACTTATATAATGACTTTTTTAATTGTTGCGGCTGCGGCCTTTTTGTGGCGTGTGCGCGGCGGATTGTTCAAAGAATACGTACCGGCAAATAAAGTCTGGTTTGCGGTGTTTTTTGGGGCGATGGCGTGGTTCTTCCGGGTCGGTACGGCAGAATATGCCCTTTGCGCCGCCTTGGCCTGTTATGCCGGTTATCAGGTGTTCGGCTGGGGGCTTTATATCGGCCGGCTGCTCGGGGGTGGCGAACTTAAGCCTAATTTGTCGCAATATCGGGAGTGTGAACTGATCGACGATCTTCTTTACTCCGCGCATATAACTTTTAAGGGGAAATCGGTTTATCTGTACCAGTATCCGCGGCTTTTCGGCTTTTGTGGGACTTGTTTATCCGGGCTGATTTTGACTTTCCTGATGGGTTTGTCGGTTGGCTCTGTCGGGCTGATGCTCTCCGGGTTGGCAATGGGCGTTTTTTACTGGCTGGGCGGGCAGCTTGAGAAACTTTACGCTTTGGGCAAACAGGGCTGGAACTGGGGCGAGTGGCTGTTTGGCGCTTATCTCGGGGGAATGTTGGTGTTATGGCTCGGTTGAAGAAGTATAAAAAGCGCCTGATTGCCGTTGCCGCGCTTGTTCTGGCTCTTGTCTGTCTGTTTAAGCCGGAATATGCCGAGAACGTTGCCCGGGCGTTCATGCTGCTGATTGCGGGGGTGTGATGACTTCCTGATATCAGGAAGTCAAAATCAGGAAAGATAAAACATGATAAATAAGCTGATACGCTGGGCGGTGACCATGCTTATGGTTGCCGCCCTCTGCTTTGCCTTTTACGAGGTAGGGCAGGAAGTCGGCCGGAGCAAGGCCAAAATCCAGATTATCGAAAAAGAAGTGGAGGTGATCCGATATGTGGAAAAGAAGAAGGCTGAGATTCACGCTCGCCCTAATGCCGGCCGCGATGATCTGCTTAAGCTCATGCGCGCCGGTCGGCTATAGTCCGGGTTGTCCGGTTTATCCGGTAGCCGGTGAAAAAGTGGCCGCGGAGTTGGAGAAAGTGAGTTATTCGGAATTTCCGAACACCTGGGAATGGATTGGGCGGATCGACAAATTGCGGCAAGAGCTGGAGGTGTGCGGAAAATGAAGGACATATATCTTGTTCATCTCAGCAATGGCTTGATAGGTGCCTACCGTCCGGGACTTTGTCCGACAATAACCTACGCCCCGCAGGATAAATTTATCGACTTTGTCGATAGTCTGCGTGAAGATTATCCGGAATACCGCCTGCGCTGTGTCGATAATCATGGTATCCGGGAACGGATAGAAAAACAGGTAAAAGCAGACCGGATTATTTTGGAAAACAATAGACAAAAGGAAAGATAAGGACTCGGTATTTGTTCTTGTCTTATTCATTAAAAATATAAAAAGTCAGAATGAGTTTTACAAAAAAGTCAGAATGAATAATTTTTTTGTTAAAATACAATCTATTAGCTTGGTAATGCAGCGGATTGCTAATCCGTCACCGTGAATAACGGTGCACAGGTTCGAGTCCTGTACTCTCCGCCACCAAA